GTTGAGGCCGGCGTCGAGCGCCTCGGGTCCGAGCGTGCTGCCGACAAGCTGGGCGTACTGGATGATCTGCTGCACGTCGTCCATGGCCTGCACCTGGGCGAGCGGCGACAGCGGCTGGATGGCGATTTCCCTGCCGTCGACCTTGAGCGGCAGGACGATCTCGCCGATTTCGTCGAGGATATCGAGACACCTGAGAATGATCGGCGTCACGCCCTCCTGATTGAGCCGGCCGAACGCGGCGCCAATGTCGCCCTGCAGCTCCTTCATGCGCTCGACAATCTCGGTCGCCGAGCGCACCGGGCCCTCGGGCGGCGGCATCTGCGAATCGAACAGCATTTTTTTGATGTTCGTCCGCATGTCCTCGAGCACGAGCTCGGCGACGGAGAAATCGCCCGAGCGCTCGAGCGGCTGCAGGCTGGCGCCCTTCGGCCCAGCATTGAACGCGACGGGGATCACGGCGCCGGGCTCGATCACCAGCGTGTCGGGATTGAGCACGCCGTCGTCGACCGCGGTATAGGGGCCGGCAATCGCCAGGCTGGCATTTTTCAAGACGAGCTCGACGACTTTATTGCAGGTTCGAATGTCGGGCATGGCCTGCAGGCACGGGCCGCGGCCCTCGATTTCGCCGGGCGCGAGCTGCCAGCGGATGACGATCCACGGATTCGTCCGATACACGCGCTCGGTCAGAATCGCCTTCTCGGTCCAGGCGATGACGCAGAATTTCCAGGCCGCCTCGTCGGCGTCGTAATAGGTCGCCTGCAGAATGTCGAATTCCTGATCGGGATTCTTCTGCTCGGCCTGGGCGATGCTGTGCGGCAGGCTGCGCAAGTCGGGATAGATGCGGCGAATGTCGCGCGCCGGCTCGCGCCGCTTGTAGAAAATCCCTTCGACCGATGAAAACGGCCCGTTCTCGAACGCCACGCAGGCCGACGGCACGGCGGTGAAGCGCAAAGCCGGCGCGTCGTGGCGCCCGCCGAGCCGGCCGTTCTCGATCAGCAGCACGCCGGTGCCGACCGCCAGGTCATGCGCCATTTCGTTGATGGCGGTGTCGAAATTGCTCGACTGGATTTCGGCGAACAGCCGCTCGGTGATCTTCTCGAGCACCAGCGCCAGTTGGCGCTGCCATTGCGGCGGCACGTCCTTGCCCGGGCGCAGCATGGCCCAGCGCTGATAGGGCGGGAACAGGATGCGCTGGATGCGGTTCGCCAGCCTGGCGGTGCCGATGATAGCGGTCGAGTCGTACACCCGGTTGCGCTGCTGGCCCTCGCCGATCTGGGCGTAGCTCGAGCGCTCGGGCTGGGTATATTCGTAGGTGTCGCGCAGCAGCGAATAGTAATTGCTCTTGCGGCTGAACGCGCGCTCGGCGCGTTTCATCAAGCGCTCGGTCTTGTTGTCGCCGCCCGCGCCCGCCGTGCTGCTGCTGGCGGCGCCGTAGTCCTCGGCCATGGCCTAGCCTCCGAACGTGGTCTGCCGCGGGATGCCGATTTCGCTGCCGCCCTGCGCCAGCAGCGACGGGCGCCCGATCGCCTTGGCGCGGGCGGCGCGCTGCTGGCGCTCGTCCTCGGCCTTCTCCTTGGCGGTGCGCTCGGCCTCGCGCGCCTCGCTCTCGGCCAGTTGCCGGCTGATATTCTCGCGCTCGGCGCGGGCCGCTTCGTCGGCGGCCTGGCGCGCGGCGAGCGCCTCCTGCTGCTGCTGGGCGAGCTGCGCGTCGAGCGCGGTGTCGCGCTGCGGCGCGGCGGGTGCGGCGGGCGGTTCGTCCTTGTCTTTGTCACCGCCCGTGAATGCCGACACAATCGAGGTGATCGGCGACAGGATCGCCTTGATGATCTGGCCCATGATGATATCTCCCCCAGAATCCCGGCAGCTCGGTGTACCAGATGCCGCCGGGCGCCTCCTGCCAGCCGGCGGCCCTGGCCATGGCAGAAGCCGGCGGCGTCATGCCGCCGGCGAACAGATAGCGGTGGCCCAGCAGATACGGGATGCGCTCGATATCGTGCAGCACCTCGCGCGTCCATCGCCCGTGCAGGCGGCGATCGAGCGCCAGGTGCAGGCACAGGGACCGCGGCGGCTCGGTCATGGCGCTGTACCAGACATAGCCGCGGGCGCCGAGCCGCGCCGGGTCCTCGAGCTCGAGGGCGACGACGATCTCGTCGGCGCGCGGATAGCGCGGCAGCGCGGGAAAGCGGCACAGCCAGGCGGCAATGCGCGGACGATCGAAGCTGAGCCGGGCCCGCATGGCGCTTTAATCCTGCGCCGGCCGGCCGGCGACCAGCGCCGGCCCGTGGTTCTCATCCCAGACTTCGACCACGCGCAGGATCTCCTTGCGGGTGAGCTGCATGAAGGGCAGGCCGCGCAGGATGCCCGACGGCACGCCCAAGTCGGGGTCTTGAAACTCGGGATTGCGGATGAGGAAACGCCCGTGCAAATCCCACCAGGCCTGGGCGTGGCGCGCGGCCTCGCGGAACATCAGGCCCGATGGCATGCGCCGGTCGCTCATTGCGCCACGCCCTCGAGCGGCGGCGCGATGCTGGTTTCGGTGGCCCGCACGATGGCCACGACCAGCCCGTCGAGCGATTGCTGCGCATAACCCAGCTTGTGCCAGGGCAGCAGCCGCGGTGTCTGCTTCAGGCCGGGATCATGCACCGGCCCATAGGTCCAGCCACGGCGGCGGGCGAGCTCGACCGAATCGTTGTGGAAATCGGCGGCGCTCATGCCCGGGTGCTTGATCAGCTCGGTCACGGTGTCGAGCGCCTCGCGCTGCAGTTCCGCCGGCGCTTCCTCCCAGGCCGGCATGACCGGCAGCCAGTCATTGAGCGTGCACCACACGCGTTGCGCCTCGTGGCACAGCGTGGCGATGGCGCGCAGCCGGTCGGCCTCGCTCATGGCGGCGATTTCCGGTAGGGCTCGCTGGCGCCCTTGGCGAGCCGGTGCGGGTCGAGGCGCCAGGCTTCGGCGATCAGCCGCTGCACTTCTTCGACGGGGGTGCGCTGGTTGAGCCGGGCGGTTTCCTCGAGCCACTGCATCATGACGGTTTTGAGCGGCACGGTGATTTCCGGCATGGCGGCTTTCGGCCATGCGGCGTCGAGCTCGGCCTGGTCGGTCTTGCTCATGCGTTGCCCTCTTTCGGTTGGCTGCGGGCCTCGGCCGCGGCGATTTCCTCGGCATGGGTCTGCTTGAACACGAACACGCCGGCGGCGGCTTTGAGCAGGGTCGCGCGGTATTCCGGCGCGAGCTGCTCGAATTCGGCGCGCGTCAAGCGGCGCTGGCGCAAGTCGGTGTCGAATATCGACGGCTGAAAACACGAGCTGCAAATCGACAGGTCGCCGGGCTGCGGCGCCACGTCGTCCTTGCCGGCGGCGGTCATGGCGTCGAACAGCAGCACGCCGCAATGCATGCAGAATTGCTTTTCGAGTCGCATGGCTTCAAACCGCCCGCGGCCAGTAGGGCCCAGGCAAATAGCCAAGCAATCCGAAAATCAGGATTAGCAGCACGATCACCAGCAGGATCACCCGGGCGATCTGCTTGAACGTCGGGTCCATCGGCAAGAGCTCGAGCAGATACCAGACGACTCCGACGATCAAAACCACGATTAGCAGCGTGACAAGCAGGCCGATCATGCGCGGGCCCTCCCTTCTGCCGAGCGGCTCCGGTGGTCGAACGGGTCGAACTCGTGGCGCGCGACGATCGGGCGCGCGTGCTGGCGGTGCGCTTGCGTGCGCTTGCGCACCTCGAAGAATTCGCCGCCGCCGAGCAGCGCGTATTGCAGCGCGTCGACGGGATGCGAGAACTCGTTTTTGTCGGGCCGGTCGTCGTAGCGGTTCTCGCCGGCGAGCAGGAAGCGGCGATAGCGGTAGCCGGAATTCATCGCCTTGCGCATGACCTTGCAGCGCGGCGACAGGATGATGCCCGGCCTTGTGCCGTCGATGGTGCGATTGAGCACGCCGCGCACGGCCTCGAGCCGGGGTTGCAGCAGGTTGCTTGGTGCGGCGCGGAAGCGGATCCCGGATTCGCCGAACACGCCCTCGACCCAGGTGCCCTCGTCGGTCGCCGAGCGCGCCTCGGCGGTCGGGTCGCAGAACGCCTTGATGGCAAAGCCGCGATAGCGCTCGGCCAGCAGCCTGGCGAGCTGCTCGGCGAAGCGGTGCGCGCCCATGTCGCCGCCGACCAGCTCGTCGAGCACGCGCCATTGCCCGAACGCGTCGCGCTGCAGGATGACGCCCGCCGGCGTCAGGCCGGCGTCGGCACCGATGATCAGCGGCAGGCCGGGGATCGGCGCGAGCGCATGCTCGGCGACGTGGCGCGCGTCGTTGAATTCCGGGAACACCGGCTTGCCGTCGCGCGAATAGCCGAATTCGTTGCGCACGAAACGACGCACCCACCAGTCGGCATTGCTCATGAGATTGTCGTAATAGCCCTCGGGCAATTGCTTGACGTTCTCGGCCCGGGGGTCGAGCCCGGGCGGCTGGCGGAAGAATTTCCAGTCGGCCGGGCGCTGCGCGACGAAGCTGTCATAGGTCCAGTTTTCCGTGTCGGGCGCGTTCATGTCGCACCACACCATGCCGGGCCGCGAGCCGCCGTGAAACTTGGGCGGGTAG